AATAGCTTTGTTAAACCATTTATCATTTGTTTCTATTTTTGTATTATAACTATATACACCATCTGGTATAGGAAGATATTCATATGCTTTAGTGTAGTCTTTTACATTTTGCAAGATCTCATCTTGATAGTTATAAGAAAATGGATATTCTATTATATATGGTTGTGTAATTCCATAGTAGGAATTATATAATTGTATGTTAGTTAAATGTCTCCATAAACAAGCTGTTGTTGTTTGGGTAAACACTGCATCTGCAAAATCAGAAATAGTATATGATTCTAAACGAAATGATTTTTTTATATTACACGCTCCTGTTGATTCAAGATTTAATATAGTTACATCATCATTTACAGTAAATGTAGTTCCTTTGATAAGAGTTTTTTTAGGCACATCAGTTGCTATCACATTCCCAAAATTATCAGTGATGGTAAATGGTCCAGCAATTACTCCAGCTCTTGTTAATTTTACAATTATAGTCTTTGACATAACTTAAGGGGTTGTTGTTGTGGTTGTGGTTGTTATATTAGCATTGTCAGTTATAGAACTTGGAACACAAGTTACTATTTGTGCAGCTGATATAGGAAGCACTTCTATAGAACTTGTTTCTACTAATTCATAAGGAGAAATTCCTCCTATAATATATCTTGTACCATCTGCTTCTACAACAAATATACTACAATCACATTCATAAATAGACGTAGGAGCGATTGCCCCTATGTTCAAATCTAATTCTATCACACCTGTAGCATAATCATATTGTGTTATATAGTTGTCTCCTGATATAGTATCTGTATTAATAACTAACAATTTACCACCAGTTGTATATAACATATTACCTATAGCAGTTCTATCAGTTTGTAAACTAAATTGAACTGTAGCAGTAAATGCTGGAGGATTTACATTACAATCAAGAACTAATTCTACAACATCTTGTGGAGAAACAGAATCATCTATTGCAACTAGTGTCGTATCATTTAATGCAACTATTCCTGAAGACGTTGTAAATCCTGCTGGGAATGGTATTGCTGTATTAAATGTTGCACTAAATGGACTCAATGTAATATCCCACATTAAGAATTCAGTAGTTACACTCCATAAGTAATTGCTTGTCATAGCTATTCCATATGTAGAACTAAAGTTAGGTACATTTAATGTTGTCATAGTTTCAGTTAAAGGAAGAGTTTGAGTACTGTTTTGATTTAAATAATGTACAGTAGTTGATGTATTAAACAATATTCCACAGCACTCATCAATACTTGGTACTAGTGTAGTAGTAGTATCCACTGTTTCACATTCACAATTAACTATTTCTACAACATATCCATCAACCACATTAACTACGCAATTATAGTTTTCACTAGGATTAGTCCAACTTTGTGACATGAAATACCAACCATCACTAAGAACTGTACAATCTGTTGAACTAGTAGCATTGTCATAGATTAATTGTCCAACTTCTACAAACTCCACATAATTTTCTAAAGTTGCTCCAAAATTATATGGATTTACATAAAGAATCTCTAATGTAAGATCTGAGCTAGTAGTATTTTTTGCTAAAGCTAATGCAGCACATGCGTCTTCAGCACTTGATGTTGAATCAACTGTAGGATTTCCAGTAACAGTATATCCTGAATAAAATAAAAATATAGGTAAATTTGAAGGTCTTGCACACACAGTAGTAGTTGTTGGTGGTGGAATTGTTATAATTGCATCTCCTGATAGTTCACAAGATGTTTCAAAAATCACTCCTACTAACTCACAAGACAATGTTGTATTAGCAGTTGTAGTTGTAGAAGAAGTAGAAGAAGTAGTTGGTTTTACTGGGGGAATTTTAAATTGATTTCCAACTAATGCTTGAAACTCTCCTTCAATATCTGTACAACATCCATTGATACCAGAATAAAAGAAATTGTTCTCAGCTATATACCAGTTAGGTATATAACTATGGAATGATATCCAAGATTTAAGATTTATATGGTATGACAGTGTCCATGATTTGTTACAGAAATATTCTGGATCTGTTAAAAAAACTTGTGTTTTAAATGAAACATTATTTATTATTTCTTCTACATAGAATTGTCTAGTAACAGGATCATATTTTACATCTGGATCTATTGGAATATAATCAAGTTTAGTGATTATAACTCTATCATATTTGGAATCATATACACCATGAAGTCCTACTCCTGTAAAATTATTATCTACATCAACTCCAGGAATTACAATTCTTTCATTATTAACTATCACTTCTTTATCAGGGAAGTATCTAAGTATTTCAAATGCTAAGTGGTCTGTAAAGAATCTATTCATTCCAGAACCAAATGCTGAAAGATCTTCAGCTTGATTACCAGAAATTAAAAACACTTGTCCTCTTTTAGCATCAACTGTTATCTGTCCTTGTGGGATCTTCAATAAGAACTTGTTCTGACTTCCTACATATCCAAGATCTGTCTCAGCAAAATCAATTGGAGGAGAAGATGCAAACAAAGTTGGGTTACCAATATAAGCAGCTTGTGGATTACTTGTATTGATTGTAAGCATTGTATTGTATAACAATGATTTGTTTTCAAATCTAGCTAATACACTCTTATTTTGAATACCATCAAGAGAAACTAATTTACCATAGTTCTGAGGGAAATCAAACAATGATATAGGACGATAGATTAACCAGTTGTTCACTCTTACATCAGCATTCTGATTTTGTGTATCAGAATAGATTGCTCTAAATGGAAAACGTGTATAACATAACTGTGTTGTCCAATCTGGAGGAAGATGTGTAAATGTATTTTCCTTATTCTGTTTAGAGAAAGTTACGTTGTAAGTGTACGTATTATCATTAGCAATTGATACGTAATCTTCCTGTACCCAATCATCTGGAATACTTGTAGACACATGTGGCCAGAAGTCACCTTCTTTATTATTAAATGCTTGTCTCAGATCTGTATTATAAGAACTCTCACAATAGAAGTTAGGAACACCATAAGCAAACAAATAGAAATATCCATCATAATATGTTCTTAGTGAACCAGCTATTCCACCAGTACCTACTGCAGGTGCAGGAAATAAAGAAGGATCATTAGGACAATCAAAGTAATGAGCTTTGTATGAAATAATATTTGATAACAATTTATCTTCTGCTAGATAATTGTCTAATATAGATCTAGCAGAATGCCAATAAGTTGGAAAACCAACATTACCAATCTCATCATAGAATACATCACTATCATCAGGAGCATTAACTCTATTATCTATGAAGAATGGAAGTTTTGTTTTAAATGCAAATCTAGATATAAATGTATCTCCACCAAAGAGTGTAACTATTTGATCAGATGTTGTAGTTGGTCTTTGGAATCCTGTATCAACTGTATCATATGAATATATCTGACCCCATTGATTAACAAAGTCATTCTTCATAGAAGCATAATATGACACTACAGATATGTCTTGTTCTTTTCCTGGAGTAGAGCAAGCGTTAGTTGCACCTATAGTTAATCTAGAATAATCAGTAATTATACTTGTACCTGATGCATCTAATAGAGAATTTGTTTTACTTGGAAATGGTAATCCAGAAACTGAAATTCCATCTCTATCTTCGATTGTTTTAATATATACAGAAGACTCTCTTTGAAAGTTATTTATATTATATTTATCTCCTACGTTTTGTACTCCTGGAATAAGATATTGAGTAAGGTCAATTTGTCTTTGTTTAATACCAAGACCATTTTTAATATCTGCATTATAATTATAATCAGCTATTGAGTTAAATGAATACGCATAGTTCTTTCTTGTAATACCATTTACATATATAGTTAAATATGCCTGATATGCTGTAAACATAGCAGTGGCATTAAAGTTAGTAGTTATACTAGCTATATTAGCAGAACTATTTAAAGCATCTTCTTGAGCTTCTTTAGAAAGTAATTTATAATTAGCATTATTTTTAACTTGTACAAAATGTGCTTTTCCTTTTCCAAACATTACATTTTCAAGCTTAAGGACATTTCCTAAGAAAGGTTGTCCAAAAGATGTCTCTGGAGAATTAAACACTTGTCTATATCCAGGTTTTTCAAATCCTTCTAAAGGAAGTGCTTCTGTACAAGGTAAACTAGTTCTTCTACCTCTTTGAAAGAAATTTTCACCTGAAAATGGATTAACACTACCTACATGCCAACCATTGCTATCAGTTTGATTATTTATTCTTTCTGGCAGTTGTGCTTCTGGTAATATATCATAAGGCATTGTTTCTGATGCATATGCTATTTGAGTTGCATTATTTGTAATATATACATTGGCACCAACTTCTACTAACATATACATATTAGCTATGTTCCAACCAGCACCATTTGCTCCAAAAATCCAACGATCTTGATATTCACTTACAACAGAATTATTATTGTAAACCCAAGGGCTTTCCCAACTAGCTCTATATCCATCAGCAGTAGTATACCAAGGAACTCTAACTATATCAAAATTTCCAGGAACAATTGTAGCTCTTCCACTTTTAATAATAGGTTTAGCTGCAGAACATATTTCATAATAACTTTGACCTCCTGTTGTTTCTTCTACCACATTTAATTGTTTTGGTAAATATGTAGAACAATCTGTATATTCAATTATACCAGTTTCAAAAGCAAGAATTAACCAAGCTTCACATTGTAATGTAAATGCATTGTTTGTACTATTAATAAAGGGATCTCCATCAAGGTCATTGTATGGATAATTTGGATAGTAAAAAGTTTGTTCTTCTTTTACATATTCTCCAACGTTTCTAAGAATACCTTTAGCTATAATAGATTTGTTTGTTCCTCTGTCTCCTCTTATTATTTTAAATCCAGCTATCTCAGATTTTTGACTATCTGTTAAATTAGAACTTGCAATCAATTGATTAATTTGTTGTACATCAACTCTAACACCTATAGGAAACACATCATCATTTCCCATCACCATTGATGTAGGACCTGCAAATAATTTGGTTTCAACAATAGGACTTACAAGTACATCTGGAAACTTATGATGTCTAATAGGTTTATTAGCAAGATCTCCCCAAATATCTATATTACAAGGGTAAACGTCTTCTGATTCCCAATAAGCAAATTCTCCATATTGATGTGCTTTAGCATTTCCAATATCAGGACTATCTCCTGGACCAAGTACAGATGCTGTATTATATATCTTCCAATAAGGAGCACTTATTCCATCTCCTATGAAATCAGGATTTGTATTAGGTACATCTGGATATGCCTCATTAGAATTTCTTTCTCTACCAGGAATGTGGAAACCATCTGTTTGTTTTCCATTCTTTAATAGGAACACAATCTCAAATGCATACACCTCATCACGTAGATACCCACGTAGGTTTGTAGCATTAAGTTCATCAGAATAGTTTTCATTAGCAGGAAGTCTATATGTTTCCCAATTCAATGTTATTTGAGAAGCTATGTTTTGATAATTAATTCTATCTATAGATGTAATATTGTCCCATACAAGTACATCTTCTACAGCTGTTAAGTCTTGTGCTATTTCATAATAAGGATATTTTTGAAATATATCAAATATAGTTAACCTTGTTTGTGTATCATTTTGACCTGTGTATATAATATCTTTATTTACTTGATCAATAAAATATGTTCCTACTAACTCAACAGAAGGAATATTGTTTACTGTTTTTATAACAGCAAGATTGAAATACTGAAACTGTCCTGTAGCATCTAGATTAGTAATGTTAACAACAATAGATTTACCCACTTCATAATTAAAATTAGGAGTGGTAATACTTATATCAGCGATAGGCGTTGGATTAGTAACTGAGTAATAAGAAGTGTATTCATTACCTGATGCGTCACAATACTGTATAGCAAACTGATATGTACCAGCTGTAAGGTTACCACCATTTCTAACATCAGTTATTGCTAACTCAGGAATATTAAAATTAGGTTGTAGTTTTAATTGATTACAGTCAACTTGATTACTTTCTATAGGATAGCAAAGTGTAGAACCAGGTTGTAGTATATAAGGGATGTTATTTATATCTAAATATCTTCTTGGGTTTAATCCATCTGTCCAATATATCTCTGTAGTACAATTTGTAATCTTATGTACTGCTTTTCTGATTGGGTATTGCATATTGAATGCAAGACAAGAAGCATTAATTAGTATTCTATAAACACAATCGTTATTATCCATATATCCTATTTGAGACTCATTTGTTTCAGGATTAACAATAAAAAATATATGTTTAGTTTGCTCAACTATAAAATGTTTTCCAATAAGAATAAAACCACTAGGAAAAACTACGCATGATTCATTACCTGGTTCATTTTGATAATTAATTGCAGAAGCATCAAAGTTTTCAATAGACGCATTTAATGCATATGTTAACTGTCCCTTAGCTACTTGACTAACAGTGTTATCTAAATTTAAACCTGCAGCTGCAACATTATACTCTTGTTTAATGTTACTTTGATCACCACCAAGTATCTTTTTAATTTTATCTATTTCGTCTGCCATAATGATTAGTTGTTGCGTCTTCTACCATATCTATTAGTACGATTAGGAAGCTCATACATATTAAATCTATTAAGATCGTTTTTGATTCTTCTTTGTTTCTCCCAAGGAGATTGTTTCTTCATTTCAATCTCAGCCATGATGTATGATTCTTCATAAGCTTGCTTATGATACATCATCTTCTGTTGTAACTGATTGAATGTCTCATCATTAGTTTGGTTAGTGAGCATTTCAAACACCTTGAACTTAATGAATGCTTCTACATATTCTCTTATACGATAGTTATCAGGAATCATTTGATTTCCTATTTCATCATATTCTGTAGAATAGAATAACAAGTGAACAACACCATTTCTGAAGTTGGTTACAAACTTATTGTCTCTAATATCAAATGAATCATGACTAGCAGCACCAGGTGTGAATTCATGAATAGGAGGAGCTTGAGCATACATTTCCCAATTGTTTGTATAATCTACACCACAGTTTTGTCTTGCAGATATATTACCAGGTCTAAGTAAATACTCATGAGTAAATTGTCTAGCTGTACTATTATTTGTTTTGTATACAGCTTGTACTAATGTTGGCATACATGTACCATCACAAGCTGAATTCTGACAACCAGGATTATTACAAGGAGTACCTCCAATAGTTAATGGAGAGACTTGAATAGTTGTTGCATTAGCTGCTTGAGAATAGAATGAGTTAGCATCTTGATATGGAAAACCATTCACTGCTGTACACATCCAAGCTTCTCTAACAGCATAGAAGTTATCAGGAAGTCTAGCTTCAAAGTCTTCTATATATAAGATCTCTTCACTTATAACAAATGTGGTTCTTCCTAACTTCTTTAGAGCTTTATCTAAGTAAGTAGGAAATAAAAGATCATCCACTGCACCAGTATCAAAGTAAGACTTTAATTCTTCTTTAACTGTTGAATAGACAGGCTCTGGGGATACGAAATTGTATTTATAGTAGTACGACATAATTTATTTTTTCCATTCGTTATAGATGTATTGATACTTGTCGTTGGTCTTTAAGTAATGTGATAATAGTCTTGATGTTAGTCTGGAAGGTTTGAAATACCATAGGTCAGAGTTTTTAAATCTTGCTGTGTTCTTAAACCACATCCAACCAAAGAAATAACCTTCTGTGTGGTAGTTGAAGTTATAGATCACCTTTCCTTTCTCTTTGGTCTTTTGCCAATCTATAGGAAGATTAACAAACTCTTTACCATCTACATCATTTTTTAGTTTTCTTCTTTTCTTTTTATTGATAGAGAACTCTCCAAATCCATAAGGTAGTTTTGCTTTCTCTCCTGTTTCTAATATATATTCTTTAAAACATTCATTATAAGTGTATAAGACGTTTCTCCACTCATCATATGTTAGTTTAATAGACGTATGTTTTTTACAGAAGTTATTATAACTATCTTTACTAGAAGATCTCCAATCAACCTTTGTTCTCATTAATTAGTTGGTTTTGAGTTTGGTGCTTGACCATCTATTCCTTCTTGACTCATATCTGTTTTAATGTTGAAGTAAGTAGATAGAAGTTTCTGTGAGGTAAGTTGTAACACTTGTTGTTCTAGATATCCAGGAAGAGCAAACTCTTTATCTAATGGATTCATACATAATTGCTCATTTGTATATTCTGGACTTCCACATCCACATTCTGGATACATGATTTCATTATCCACATCTTCTTCAAACAATGCTACAAACCTAATTGATTTTAGTAAAGGATTGTTTACATATAGATATCCATTAGTTATCCAGAAGTATTCTTCTTTCTTAATTACAGGAAGCTTTAGTAGATTGATATATCTATTGACAGTGATCTCTTTTAACTTCTTTCCTTGGCCACCTAATGCATTGATAGAATAAACTCCTTGTATTACATATTGGTAATTACCTTCTGATATACGTGGAAGTTTAAACTTAGTTCTTGCAATACTACACTCATCTACATAGTTGCAACATTCAGAGATAGGTACTTCTACCATCTCTAAACAAGGAATTGTAGTGAACAATGTGTCAGTTGCCCAAAGTTTTCTAAGATTGGTTTCTCTCTTAATAAGTAATAGAGCATTGTTTCTGATCTCAGAAGCAATAGCTCTATCTGTGATGAGACTATCTGTAGAAAGTATCTTGTGGACACTTCTAACATCACTGACTAATTTTCTTAATGTTGCCATAATTATATTCGACTTTCAAATTCAGCAATCTTACCAAGCTCAAGATCATATACTAATGCTAGAGCAGCTCTCACTGAATGTACGTAGTTATTATCTAAGTGCCATCTATCAGTTCCTGATAAGCTAGGCATTTGTTGTATTCTCACTCCTTTGATTTCTTTAGCCATGTAGTGATGTTTATCTCCTGTATGCACCTCTCTGTATTTAGCATTACCAAATGCTTGACTATATTGAGGATGTGTTGCAAACAATAATGGAAGATCTTCTATCTTACAATTACCATGGTGCCAACCAATGAATGTATTACCTAATGTGATTCCCTTAACTACACTATGTTCTCTTATAAAGTCTACATCATGTGTACCTTTAAAGAATACATCTAACGCATGTGCTAGGTAGAAAGATTTAGTTCTATCATGGTTACCCTGTACTAAAACTACCACCACATGACTTGCATACTGTCTCAACATATTGATTGTATCTACAAGAATAGAAAACCCTAATTCATATTCTTCTGAATAATCCATTATAGTGTCTTGTGGAGTACCTTGTGTAGTTTGATGTTGATAGTTATCAGTGTGAAAGAAATCATTTGATATAGGCAATATAACAGTGTCTATATGATAATTAGATACAACTTTGTTAATCAAAGATTGAGCCACATCAAGATATCGTTTAGCTCTTGCTTCAACACTGTTATCACCATCTACAGTTCTCTTAGCTAAGTGGTAGTCAGATAGAGATATCTCTACATTCACCACATCTTTGAAGTTAGGTATTTTGGTAACTAATATATTGGCTGGTTTGTAGTTTTCTAAAAACTTAGCAAAGTCCTCAGGTGAGTAATCTTTTGCTTCTTTTCTCTTCGAGAATATAGAGGAAGTAAACTTCCCACTTGGTAACATCTTAGACCAGTAGTTGGTTATGATGTATTTATCTAGGTTTATCTTGTGTAGCTTAGCTAGTTCAAGATCATCTTTAGGATCAAAATCAGATACGATTGTACTTTCTATTGTACCCTTTTCAACATTTACTTTTCGTTCTTCTATATAGTTTTTTCCTTCTGCGTTTTGATAATTGTCCTTCTCCCTAAGCTCCTTTAAGAGCTCAGTAACTTCATATTCACTTATTCCAAGTCTTTCAGCATAGAATTTCTTACTCTTTTTTTGTGTTAGCAATTCCTCTAATTGACTCAATAAGCTTTGATAATCAGACATATGTACTCATATTAGTTAAAAAAATATTGTAAAGATAAATAATAGTTTTTATATATTCCAAATAATTCTAGTTAGAGCTCTAATTATTTATAACTAAATTAGTTAGAAACAAAAACTCCCCAAGAAGATCTTGAGGAGAAATCACAGAAAACCAACAAACTATGATTTTTTTATTATTGTTAAGTACAAAGTGTTACTACATTAACAAATCCAAGACCATCAATAACAACAACATATGAAGGATCTCCTAGAGTAGCTGTAGATATTTGTAGTCTATATGTCTCACCTCCCCCATTAAAATAACCAGATCCTGGAGAGTTAATAACTCTATCACCAGATGTAACAATTGCTGGGTTTGGGTTTTGATGTTGAAGTTTACAAGATTGATCTAAATCTAATATACAACCATCTCCTGCATATGGAGTAGTCTCACCATTTTGTGTTCTATAATATAAAAATCCTGCATTGGTGGTTGTGGTTGTTGTGGTTGTTATACAACAGTTTGATTCTGAAGGACCTATCGTTCCAGGATCTCCTGCACCTTCTTCTACACTACCTGTTTTAGCACAAATTTCTACTGGAGTTTCAGTAAACACTGTAATAGATGCAGGTTCATCTGTGAAACAATCTATATAGTCAAATTCTGTAGCACCTATAAAAGGAAAATCAAGTATAGAAGATAAAATATAACAAGTACACGCTGATGTAGTAGTAGTTGTAGTTGTACTGCTACTAGTTGATGTAGATGTAGATGTACTTGTGCTTGTACTTGTTGATGTACTAGTACTTGTTGAACTACTACTAGTTGTAGTGGTAGTTGGAACAGCTGTGGTACTAGTACTTGTAGTGGTAGATGTGCTACTAGTTGTTGTAGTGGTAGGAAGTACATTCACTTGTACATTAACAAAGTTTGTACATACACCTACAGACTGCACTCTAATTGTAGTTGTTCCATTAGGTACGTTTGTAGCTGTATATCCAACAATCAAAGCTGAAGCTGATATATTTGTTGCAAATGGAACAACATATCCATCTGTGTTTGAATAAAGATTAAAAGGACCTGCGTCCCCACCAGGTGGTAAAACCAATGTTATTAATACTGTCATGGTTTATTTATAAAGGAGTTGTTGATGATGTAGTAGTTGTTGATGGACAAACATCTGTTGGAAAATTTAATCCTGTTGGGTTAGCTAAAACAGTTTGGTAATAACCAACACCAATTTCATTAATAGCATAAGCTCTCCAATAGTAATTAGTATTAGGAGTTAAACCTGTAACGTTAATAGTTGAAACACCTGTAACAGTTGGTCCAATAAATATAGAATCAGCAATAGTTGGGTTTCCAGTTGTGTTATAGCATATTCCTCGTTGAGTTAAAGTACCACCACCATCTGTGAAACTAGAAGTAACTGTTAGACTTGTACAAGTATCTGGACCTGGAAAACCTAGTGAAGATCCCAAAGGTAAAATAACAGTTGTGGTGGTTGTAGTTGTTGGTGTTGATGTAGTGCTAGTAGTGGTTGTAGTTGAACTACTTGTACTACTAGAACTAGTGGTTGTAGTCGTTGGTTCTTCTACAGGAATTTCAATATAATTTGTACACAATCCATTATTTGATCTCACTCTAATAGTTGTTGTGAAATCAGGAACAAGAGATGATGGGTATCCTGCAAGCAATGACGCTTTAGGTACTCCTGATTCAAAAGCAGAAATGTATCCATCAAGATTTGAATAAAGATCAAAAGGACCAGAGTCTGTTCCTGCTATACTTAATGTTATTAATACTGTCATATTATTTGGTTTATATTATTATTATTATTTATTATTCACAAAATCCACTTACTCCAAAATTAGACCCATCCCAATAACGATATATACTTACATCAGTATACCATCCTGCAGCAGCTAAGGCAGGTCCTGTAAGATTTAAATATAATATAGTACAGGTTGCAAATGATGGTGTGTTCATATAAACACCAATAGCTGCACTACTTGTATCACAAGCAGTTCCTTCTGAACTATTTTGGTAAAGAGGTATTGGAGTTCTTGCTGAACTAGTTGTTGTTGTAGTAGTGGTTGGAGCCAAAGTGGTTGTGGTTGTGGTTGTAGTTGAACTACTAGTGCTAGTAGTGCTAGTAGTAGTTGATGTACTAGTTGATGTAGAAGTGCTTGTACTAGTACTAGTACTTGTTGAAGAACTGCTACTAGTTGTAGTGGTTGTTGGAGTAAGTAAATTTATACTTAAATTAATAAAGTTTGTACACAATCCAGTAGACATCACTCTAATTGTTGTAGCATCATTAGGTACAGTTGAACTGTATCCAGCTTGCAATGCAGCAGCAGACACATTCGTTGCAAATGGAACTGTGTACCCATCTGAATCTGAATAAAGATTGAAAGGTCCTGCATCACCTCCAGGAGGAATAACTAATGTTGTTACTATTATCATATTTTTATCTATTTTTATTTATTAACTTTAATGACTACTCAGGTTCAATACACGCAAGATTAACAATTAGTATTCTAACTATATCTGTAACAAGAATAGAAGTTGAATTAAATGAATATGTTCCAGTTCCAGTAAGATTTATTTGCTGTATATACACATTATTTACATAAAGTGACATACAGTTAGTAAATGCACTTGACATCGTAACGTTAACATTAATAGGTGTAGGTATATCTGAATGACTTCCTGTTGTTGTATCTCCTGGAAGAGCAACTGGATTAGATTGAATAATTATAGTACCAGCTATTGATGTAACAGTATTTACTGTAAGATTTGTTGACTCATTTTCAACAATTAAATTTCCACTTGGCAGTGTAGTGGATGTAGTAGTAGTTGTTGATGATGTAGGTGGAGGTGATGTACAACATTGACTTGTTTTTGTTACTGTTGAACCTTCTAGTGGGGCAGAATCATCTCTAAATAATACAGGTGTACTACCTGATTGTACACATTTTGTAAAAGGACGAGTACCTAAAATAAAGTCAAGAGTAGGAACACCATTACAGTTTATATATGTAAGATTAAGTCCTGCCTCACTATCTGCTAGAGTTGCCTGAACCTCCCAAATATAACATGGACATGTAGTGGTAGTGGTAGTTGTAGAACTACTAGTAGACGTAGATGTACTTGTGCTTGTACTGGTGCTAGTTGAAGAACTGCTAGTTGTAGTAGTTGTAGAATCTGGAACTTGATTAACACTTCCTGTAAAATTACATGTAGGTAATTCAGTAGCAGTTATTGTAAAATCACAAATAGGACAACATATAAAGATTTGATCATTTATATTCTCTATCTCTTCTCCTATAATCATTAAGTCCTCAGTAATGTTCATTACTTCTTCTGAAAGAATATTTACACTATTTATAGCAGAACATATAACATTGTCAAACTTAGTAAGGATCGTATTTAGATCATCACATGCTTTTACATCTGTACAAGGAAGTGGAGTGCTATCATATGAGACAGCACTCGTTCCTATTATTGTTGTGTTATTTGTTTGAGAACAATTAGCCATGTTTTATATTTATATTGTTGTCGTAGTGGTAGTTGTTGTTGCTGGTGTTCCACAAGGTGTAGTAGTTGCATTTAATACATAACTACCTGATGTTGGTGTAGGATTCCAAACAGGAGTTGTGCCTGGATAAACACATATAATTCCTGAACTATTTGTTATATCTATTGCAGGAATAACTGTAAATACATTATCACAATTTGTATATTCTAAACCTGAATCATTAGGTCCTGAAGCTGCCCAATCCCATAGTTTACATGTTAGTAAAGTAGTTGTAGTGGTTGTGGTTGGACAAGGATGTGCAGCTACACAATCAACACAATCAGTGTAGATAGTAGGATCTCCTAATGTTATTGTTGGAGATGCTACAGAAGTGTTTGCTGCTCTATAGCAATTTCCATCTGTGGCATATACAGTATCACCTAGAACAGTATCGTAAGGTAGTTCTATAAAGTAACGTTCTGACCCATCGCAACAAGTAGGTTCTACTTCCCATACAATATCATTACAAGATATAGAATTAAGTACTGCCACTTTAGGACCTAATACTAATGAACTATCAACTATACATCCTGTACTAGTAGTACCAGGGAATGGAATTGTTGCTCCAACTGGAAGACCTGTATCACAATCTATACCTGACCAATCACATTCTCCAAGACCTGAACCAGGACCTGTAGTTTCTAGTTCATATATTGAACAACTGAGTGTAGTAGTGGTAGTAGTTGTAGTACAAGCAGGAAACGCTACTATCACACTATTTATGATTTGAACTACAGTCCATGTACCACCATAATTAATTTGGAAATATCCATCCTGTCCTGTAAGACCTAAAGTACATCCAGTGCTATTTGCATAAGCAGTATCACCTATTCCTGGAGATGCAACATTCCAGTATACTGATACAGATGAAGTTATTGTACAAGTAGCAGCTTGTAAACATTCAATGGCTGCACAAGCATCAACTAAGAAACTATTTGAATCAGGAACAGTACTTGTACCATTTACCACTGTTATATTAAATGGATGAGAAGTGGCAGGGTTACAAGTGGTTGTTGTAGTAGTGGTAGGTTCAGCTGTGGTGGTGGTTGTTGTTGTAGAACTAGAACTTGTTGTTGTACTACTTGTACTAGTGCTTGTTGAAGTGCTTGTAGACGTACTAGTTGAACTAGAACTTGTTGTTGTTGTAGTTGGTGGTATTGTGGTTGTTGTAGTAGTCGTAGGTACACATTGTGAATTATTTGTACAAAGAGTGACTCCTCCTACTATATCACCAGTCCCATCAGCAATAACACTGCCTAATTGAGCACATACATACGTAGTGTTGTTTGTAATAGTTATAGTTTGAGCAACTCCATTTACATCTGTCCAATAAAATTTCACTTTACCCTCTGCAGTAAGTGAATAGCAATATGCTGGAACAGCAGTTGTAGTTGTAGTTGTAGTTATTACAGCACAATCTAAATCACTTGTACAAAGAGCAGTTCCTCCATCTATGTCAGGAAGACCTGAACCACTTGTAGCAATACTATTTAATTGAGCACATACATATATAGTGGTATTATTAATACTTGCAGATTGAGGATCTCCATTTACGTCTGTCCAATAGAATATCACTTTACCATTTGCAGTAAGCGTATAACAATATGTTGGGATAGGTGCTGTTGTAGTAGTTGTGGTTGTAGGTCCAGCACAACAAGTAAGTAAGTTAATGAAACTTACATTTCCTATTCTAATAACACCATATGTATTATCAACACATATTGACTGAACAACAGTTGTTGCAGTTTGTGTAACTACTTGAGTTGATCCACAAGGAACATATGTCACATTTCCAGGATTTACAGATGGTCCAACTAATCTATATGTAGTACAAGTACAAGGAGATGTAGTGGTGGTAGTAGTTGTAGCATTACAACATAGATCTAATGTATTATTAATATTAATTATACTATTATTAATCTGCATCACTTGATTATTAATGTTCCCAACTTGAATGTTTAACACATTAATTTGAGTAAGTAGGTTACATATAATCTCATCAATCTTTTGTAATATCACGTTAAGTGTATCACATGGTTCAGCTATAATACAATCCAATACAGGACCATTATAGAGCACATTGCTAGATAGAATTACATTAGTTCCACATTGACTTTGTCCACAACCAGTATTAGGAAGTGTAGAAGTGCATCCACAAGGAGTATTTAAAACTACGTCTGTGCAGCAAGGATTAACTGGTAAAAAAGGATATGCCATCTTATTGATTTATTAAGGTATGTACATTATATAATGAAGAGCCATTACAGGTTGAATATTAGGATGAGCATCTCCACTACCAGCACCAGCATTTGTCATTGTTACTGTTATAACTTGAGTTGCATCACTAGTTTTTCCAATACTTGCAACTTGGGATGATCCTTGTAATGTATAACTTCTATTTTTATCATAATCATAGTTAACATAATTTGTAGCAGTTAATGATGATATAGCAGTAGCTGTAGTTGGATTTGCTATAAAATGACTATGAGGAGGTGTAGTGGCAACAGCAGTATTTGAGTGCGTATGGTTTGGTAATTGAGGTGTTGTAAGAGTAACACAATTTGATCCTGCTACAGTTCCTAATTGATATAATGGGTTAGCACATGTAGTACATGATCCACAAGGATCTGTTTGTGGTGGGAAAGCATTGTTCCCCATAACTGTAGTTCCAACAATAACTCTTCCTCTTAAGTCTGGAACTCCTGGAGTTGCACCATTACATAAATATACTTTAGTCCAATATCCTATACCTTGACCTGTTAAACTAAGACTGTCAGTTGCAGTTGGATAACCAGATAATGGTCCATAATAAGCAATAGGGCAATAAGGAACCATTCTAGCACTAGCTGAATTAGTTGAAGGTTGGCTAGCTAAGAAACTACTAATATAGTTATTTAATTGAGTACCATTACTTGAATACATTGTATGAAGTTCAGTGGTAAGATCAGCTAAATCAGTTACTACTGTACAAAGTTTATTTATTACAGCTTGTACAATAATATGTGTATCTGAAGAAGCTGTAACACCTGTCAAACATCCAATTGTATAATCAGCATTCAATGCAGTAATTGCATTGGTGTTTGCTGTAACTTGTACTTGAAGATCACAAGCAGCTTGTATAAGAGCTTTTGATATATCTGCAATAGAAAGATCTTTACATGTTGGAAGATATTTATTTACAAGAGTACATACGTTTATACCTGAAAGATCTATAATCACTCCTGTACCATCTAATGTAGATGTAAGGAATGTGATTAAAGCTTGTTCTACAAACGATAATGAATCACCAGTTTTTATTCCTAGAACAGGAACATCTATTCCTGTATATTTTACACATCTGTCAGAGACAATCTCTGTACATCCATTGTAACAATTTGAGCAAGTTGACATATTATTTTATTTTATATTGTTGTTGTTGTAGTTGTTGTTGGTGGAACATAATCACAAATATCAATTGCTGTAATTACTCCATTTACTATTGTAACAATGTTTATTTGATTAATAGTTTTAAAGTATGTTACTGGACCAGTAATATTTGGTTGGAACCAATAATATCCTGTTGGTACTAAGATACAATTAGTTTCATTATTATCTCTATATATTTTCTCTCCAATTGTTAGTGAACTATATTGCATGTCTTGAAAACTTGCTCCTGAACCTATTGTTGTAGGTACTGATCTAAAATAGTTAAACGTCTCACAAGCATATGCAACAGACACATTAGCAAAATATCTAGATGGATCTCCTGGGTTATTAACAGCTAATATTAAATTACCATTAGTTAAACCTACTGGTCTATTTATACATGCTGTTGTAGTAGTACTAGTTGTTGAACTACTACTAGTTGTTGAAGTGCTACTAGAACTAGTTGTAGTAGTTGTAGGTCCTGCAGTAGTAGTTGTACTAGTTGTTGAGCTAGTACTGGTGCTAGTTGAGGTACTTGTACTTGTAGATGTGCTGGTACTACTTGAACTAGTGGTACTAGTTGTAGGTGCTGCAGTGGTACTGGTACTCGTTGTTGTTGAACTACTACTTGTTGATGTACTGGTACTAGTAGAGGTGCTACTAGAACTAGTAGTAGTAGTAGTAGTTGGTACTAAAGTGGTACTAGTACTGGTTGTAGTACTGGTTGAGCTAGTACTAGTAGTATTTGGTACAATAGTTATATCACAAGATTCCTCTATACAAGGTTCTGGTGTATTACATCTACTTACACATCCCACTGTAAGACGTATCACTCTACTAGAAATCATAGGTATAGTATACTCATGTACATAACTTGGATTACAAAGTTTGTACATTAGTATTCTTCTATACATTATTAATTGAGTTATGTCACCAGCAGGTATAGGTTTGTTCAACATATATGAAATATTGTTGTACAAGTTGTTACCAAGTTCTGCTAACTTGCAATCTATTTTTTTAAGTAAAGATGGAATGTCCGAGCATTCAGGACAGTTGGTTAGTCTTGGTGATAACATAATAACAATTTTATTTATTTGCTTTTGCAGCACACGCTGCACACATTCCATTTTTCAGCTGACATCCACAGCCTACATTAGCTCCACATCCTGAACATTGTGCCATAATTAATAAAAGTTTATTTGGTAGTTGTTACCAGAACAACCACAGTTGGTTCTTAAAAAGTTGTTTAACATATTATCTGCCTGAGCATATAACGTGTTTGATTCATATTCTGCACAGTTATTAGCTGCTGCAATTGCTCCTTGTATAAAGAAGTTGATTGTGTTTAACGTAACACTAGATTGTGTTTTAAGGGCTCTATCACACTCCATCATATTTAATTGAAGAAACGCACTGTCAAACTTCTCTTGAAGCTTGTCAACACGTAATATTGTCTTCTCTACATTATACTTATATGAAGGAGCTACAGAATATCTTAATCTGTATATTCCATCAGGAAGTGGTTGATTACAACCTGGTTCTGTGATTCCTAAATTAGACGATGTAAATACATTGATTTCATCAGGAACAAATGGTAGTATTTTGGTTCCAAATCCAGGAATATCAATCTCAATAGATGGTGCTGACACCACTGGAGGATTGGTAGGATATACAGAAGCATCTGTAACACCAAGTGTAAGTACACTATAAGTAGGGATTACTAATATATCTAATTGTAAGTTTGCCATGTTTTTATAATAATTATGCCAGAGGAATATGAGATTTATCCTCTTTCCCCTGGCATAGGTTATTTAATAATTTACTACTTCTTTATTCTTAAGGAATCTGAGTAGAAGTAGAAGTTGTTGTTGATGGAGCAGCAGTAGAAGAAGTAGTTGTAGTTGTGATGCAAGGAATACCTTGATCTACTACAGCACCTAATGCAGCTACTAAGATTGCTTCAAATGCAGATGTAAGATCGTTTGATGTTTTTACAGGAACAGCAAGGATCACTGTAGAATCTTCTTGGATATAATCACCCCATTGGTATGCAGATTTATCATATTCATTGAATTTGATATAGAATGTGTTATAAGTAGAACCTGCAGAAACATAAGATTCGAAGTTCTCATTGTATCCAACCATTCTATATAAGTGTTTCAAGTAACCTGCTTGGTAGCTGTAGAAGTTTTTCTCTAATTGGATAATTTCTGCAGATGTACCAGTAGCGTAAGAAGCACGTTGAGTAACAACTGGGTTAGCAACTAGGTTACAAGCATCTGCAACAATAAAGTCAGCAGTTGTAGCTGGACCAGAATATACAAATGTTCTAAACCACATTCTGTCATATTCAAATGGGAATGCTGCTACGTCACAAGGTTGACCATATTTAGTTAATGGTTTTCCTGTAATACGTAAGATTGTACCACCTACATTTTCAAATGTATAGAATGTGTTGAAGCTAATGTTATCAGGGTTGTTACCTGGAGCTTGTTGTCTTAGTTTCTCAATCAATAAGTTGATGATAGTGTTGTCACTTACATCAGCACATGGATTTTCGTCACAACCACAGCATGGAGCTTGGATTGTTACTGAACGAGTGAAACCATTGAAATACAATGTATCAATGTAAGAAGAGTGAGCACGTAAAGTTAACGTGATAGTTTCTCCACATTGTACAGTGAAATTAGTTACATCAGTGATTTGGTTAGCAGCTGTAGGACATCCTGATACTTTGTACCATTCTGTTACGTTTTGACCTGTACCAGCATTGTTTTTACCTGAGATCTTGTCAGATCTTTTAGATCCTTGAAGATAAGTGTTTTCTCTACCTTGAGCAATGTAGAAATAAGGAGAAGCAGCAATTGTACCTGAAGTAACAGGAACATAAGTGCTGTTGAAAATACCAACTTGACCTGCAGTCAAGTTTTGTGTTGAAGTCGAACCAGAGCTAGGGACAGCATCCTGCCCTACTGGAACCACGAATAACGTGGTTAATGAAAAATCAGCCATTTTATTTATTTATTAAGTTAAAAATTTACTCGTTTGTTTGAATCCTATATGCTGCATTTTTTACAGCATCATCGTTTTCTGTATACATTGCTAGATTCTGTACTGTTAAATCTAACAACTCATCTTCTAGATATGTTTCTAATTCGCAATCTTGATCAAATGATGGAAGACCATCTAACATTATATATCCTGCTTTGTTTATATATTGAGGATATCTCATGTACATTATCTGTATATTCTTAGGAGTGAACGTTCCATCAGTGAATATAGAGATTTTATCAGATGCTAGAAAATTAAATGTCTCTTGATATTCAAAACTTGGTTTATAATGATCATTGTTTAATATAAACTGAAGATCACCATGTTTAGCAAGATCTCGATTGATCCAAATTCTTCTGTCTTTACATCTTCCTTTATCAGCTAAAACATATGAATCTACATAGAACATATATTTTGGTTCAAGTAAATGAACATTTGCTGACCATTGATTTAAGTTAGTATCTTCTAATGTTAGTGTCAATGGTTGATGATTATAATCTAATATAAGACTCTGCAAGTCTTCATAACGTTTCTTAAATGAATCAAGACCCATTTGACTAACAGTACTAATACCATCAACCTTTTGCTTTATCAACTTAATCTGAGCTTCATTTAGAGCTAAGATTTTATCTTCAAGCTGAATCATTTGATGCTCATTAGTTGATAGCTTATTTAATCGTTGATCAATTTTATATAATAAACTATCTACCTGTATCATATTTTATATTTTTAAAAACTAGCCACTTATACAGCAGCTAGTTTTTTAGTTTTTAATTTTCCTTCTAATACTAATAACTCATCTTGGTTATCATCATCAGCTAAGAATTTTACCAAATCCTCTTCATCTTTAGCTACTTCAAATTCACCTTCATAAACCTTACCATTAGGTTTGACTCTATAAATAGAATGTGTTATAGCTTGTTTTACTAAATCTTTAATATGGAGTAAAGCTTCTTTCATGTCAGCAAATCTATTGAACACTTCAACTGGATTCAATCCTGAATACTTACCATTCTTGAATTCTGTTTGTTTCAATACATTATCTACTAAGTTGTATACCACTTCTTCTTTTGAATCTTCTGATACTGGAAGACCTAATAGTCTTGCCACTTTACGTTTTTTCTCAGGAGTCATAGAATCAAACTTAACAATTGCTTTGTTAATCAATTGTTTTTTCTTGAAGATCACTGCATTCTCTATCTCATCATCAACAACATAAAACTGTGTCTCTGCTGGATATTCACCTCTTTCCCAAGCTTGGTGAGAAGATGCAATGGTAGGATGTACTCTCAACCATGAAAAGGCTATTTCTTGGAAAGCATTTGATAAATCAAAATAGTTATCACCATCCATCAATTTAACTGCTTGTACGTGAGTCTGATCATCTGGAGATAATGATAATCCATAGTTCCAGAATTTAGAACGTGGTCCAAGATCAATATCACCAATCTCGTTCTCAAGTCTTTTTCTAAGAGCAGTTACTCTTTCAACTTCAAGTTCTCTTTCAGTTGGATCTTGAATTCGTTTGATGTAAGCAGCGTCTGGATCAAGTCCTGTTCTGTATTTACCATCTAATTCCTTGTAAGGATATTTGAATACTCCTGTTCCAGGAATTCTTGTCATACCTTTTTGTGCTAACCCACTATCCATAGTTTGTAACTGAGAGCTATTGTATTCTCTCTTGATAGTAGAAATTTTGCCTGTTTTACCCATAATGTAGTTAATTTAATAATTTGGTTTTATTTAGTAGAGTGGTCCCATCGAAGGAACCTGATCATGGATACTATCCATATCAAACACTCTAGGTTGAGAATCATCCCCTCGTAGGAGGGAGAGGAGGTGAGGGGATTCATCTCGAATAAATGAGTTACTCTGGGACGCTGTTCTTATGGGTAGCGTAGTAACTACTTTACTATTATTAGAATTGTGGGATTTCCTCGATCAACACAGTTCTAGAAAGATCTTCAATAAATACGTCACATCTGTCTTTCATCCAGATTTCGTATCCTGGGAATTTGTTAGCTGAACTCATACCTTGAGACTTAGCAAAACCTAAGTGGTGACGAGTACCATCAATATAACCCCATGTCATAGAAGGAGCACCTTTCATACGTACTTCTCTAATGTTGTTTACCATTGAACCATCAGACATTGGAGACACATCAAACACCATGAATACTGGAGTAGATTTTTTGTTTTGTCCAAACTCTAAGTTAGTTTGTGGTAAATCTAATTCTTTTAAGTGGATCAATTCAACTCTACCAGTCTCACGAGTTACCATTGCATCAAATGCAAAGTTGTAAGTGATATGTTGTCCTTCTCCTTGCATGTATCTGTTTCCAGAATCTGCCATGAACGTAAGACCAGAGTTTAATGCATCTGTTTTCAAAGCTTGTTGGAATACGTCGAATCCAGCCTCATTAGTATACATTTTTACACTTCTGTCTTTAACATCCACTCTTCTGTAGAACAAGTCTCCAAATACTGAACGAATCAAGTTAGCAGAGAATTCACCTCTATTATATTGTACCAAGTTTCCATTGTTACGCATTCTGTGGTATACACCTGCAGATGTACGTTTCAACTCTTGTTTAGAACCATTAGTTTTAACTGTACCTGGTTTAGCCCAGATCATACGTTTAACTTTCAATTCTATCATTGACTTACGCATCCAGAACTCAATAAATGGTTCCCATTTAACATCGTTACGAGTTAAAGGTAATTGGTTACGTCTTTGTGGAGCATAAACTAAGATATCTAATGGTTTACCAGAAGCATCTCTCATCATTTTGTCATCAGCCCACTCAGTGATTTTGTGCTCATATCCATATGCAGAACCTAATGATTCGAACATAGTGATTTGCTCACCTAATCTAGGAAGACCTAATAAGTCTTGATCAAACTCACCAATTGCAGCGTCAACTAATTCTAGTTCAACACCATACTGTAAGAAGATAGGGTTTACAAAGTCAACTGTTGGATTGTCAGTTACTAATGTAAATGAATACAAGAATCCCATATTCCATGGTTGTGGATCTTTGATCACGTAGAAACGTGGACCATACTGACGTGTACCTACAGATACAATTGCATTTTTAGAAAACTCATTAGTATCTAATACTAAACTGAATTCTTGACCATCGATACCTGTTTTACCAGCATCAATTAATGCTTGTGTAGAAGCAGGGATGTCAATAATTTTTGGGAATTTGTAAGGAACTGCTACTTGCCATTTCCATGCATCACTATTATTATCAATGTAATAAGGTGTGCTTTTGTTGATCATGTCCAAGAAGTCATTACTGTACAATGAGCTCTGAGTATATAAAGATATAATCTTTTTATCATAATCAGCTGGCTCTGTCGAGTGAAAACTCTCTAAGTGATTTGAGTCTGTAAGTTTCCCTACTGCACGTTTGTCCATAGACGCAACACGAGCATAAGTAAAACCTGTTAACCCAGGGATTGTTTGAATTGCCATTTGTTATTCGTTTTTGTTAATTATTAATTATTTTTTGTTATAGAAACCATGAACTAGGTTTAGCTCCTGAACCACTTGCTCCAGATGACTTTGATTTAGTCACTTGTCTTGCAACTTCTCCAAATAACTGATCTGTCTTTTTAGACACACCTGTTCTTTGTATAGTTGATAATGTAGGATCTTTTTCCAACATCTTTATAAGAAGTCCCACTTTAACTTTCATTGCATGGTTCTCTGGTCTTTTCATATCCAAGATAGCACGATCAAAGTCTGTTAGTGTTTCTCCTGTTGGAGTTTTCCACTTATCAACTAATAAGAAGTCTTGTAGTTCTGTTGCTAATTTTGGATTGATTGGAATACCATCAAACTCTTTTGCTTTAACTTTTTCATTAAGAATATCTTGTACGTTCTTAATGTATTGATTTCTGATTTGAGCTTTTTGTTGTAACTCAGCTTCAGATTTCTGTTCTAATTGTTGTAACTTGGCTGCTTCTTTTTTAACCAACACTTTGTGGTTTTTAGTAGCTACACTTTCAAGATCACCATAATTCTGAAGTCTTTCAATTTCTGAATCTATATCTTCAGCATCAAATCCTTGATCTGATAATGCTTGTTTCATTATTGATATCTGGTTACTTTCTTGTGAAAGATCCATTTCAGCAAATCCAACAACATTGTTATATGTAGTGAAGTAATCTTTTGGATCAACTCCTTTTACAAATATGGCATCAAAAGCTTCTTGATAATCTTCTCCAAATTGTCCTATGAAGTTTTGTACTATTTCACTAGCACCTTTTTTCTTTTCATTTTCAAATCTTTCTAAAAACTCTTCTGCAGTGGATACTGGTTCTGGATCTTCGTCATCATCATTGGTGAATACACCTAGTTTATAAAGATCGTTAGCAAGAGCAGTGAATTGTGTACCTTGTGGAGTGTCATCATCATCAGCGTCAGCAGTAGCTTCTGGAGCTTTTGCAGGTTTTGCTGGTGCAGGTGTATCATCGTCCTCATCTTCATCATCACTTAAGAAATCAGCAATCATAGATTGTCCATCTAATTTCTCTTCATCTGTTTTACCATCAACGCTTTTAGGAGGAACAATGTCCTTACCCTTAGGAACTGCTGGTGCATCTGGTGCAGCAGGAGCATCTGCGTCTTTAATGATAGGTGTAACATCTTCTGGATTCGATGTTGATGTTTCAGGGGAAAACAAGTCATTTAATAGTTCTTGGTTACCCATTCCCATTTCCATAGTACCTTGGATACTAAAGTTATCTAAATTATCAGCCATATGTAGTTGTATTTGTGTTTGGTTTTATTTATGTAAAAGTATAATAAGGGTTTTTAATATCAAAGAGTTATAGACCAATGTGACCCAATTTTCTAAATAATATAGCATTAATGTGTTTTACCCTTATCTATTTGGGAACTTTTTTTAACTTTTTTTGTTATTTCTTCCCTTAGCATTCTCTTTTGCCACTGCAAGATCGTTTGCCATATTCTCTCTAGCCACTTGTAATTTCTCTTTTTCTATAGAAAATTTATCAGAAGCTTGTTTATTCTTAGCTTGAATATCAGCTATCTGTAACCCATAGTCTTTTGCAGCTTTCTGTTGCTCCATGTTTATTTTACTTACTTCTAATACATCAGGAACAGCGTTAGCATTAACATCTTCGCTTTCCACTTTACCAAATCCTGTAGCTTGTATAATAGCAATCTTCTCTTTAGACTGTCTATCAAGTTCTTTTTGGTAATTGTCATTAACTTGTTGCTCTTGTGCCAATTGAGCAGCTTGTTGTAATGTAGCTTGAGCTTGTTCTTGTTGAGATTGTTGTTGTTGTTCAGCAAGTTGTTGCTGTTGTTCTTGTAGAGCAATTTGTCTATCTCTAAGATCTTTGAATGTTTTCTTAAGCTCTCTTTGAGATTTAGAACTATAAAGTTCCACTACATCATAAAGTGTGCCACCATTCTGAATAATAGCTTGAGAAAGTTGTCTAAGCTCATTAAACATTTGTGTGTCTTCTGGTCTATTGGTTAAGAACACTTTTAAGTCACGAAATTTAAGATCTGACCCATTCACCTGTACGAATGCAGATAGTCCCTCAGAAGTGATGTATGAAAGCGTAGATTGAGGTTTAGAACTCTCTACATATAATGCAGCATCAATAATAGCTTGGTACAATTGTCCCATAACATATTCATGAGCTACAAACAATGGTTCTGTTTGAGAATAACTTTGCTGCATAGCAGTGTTAGTACCTGTTGCACTCTCTGAAGCAGATACACTTCCCATACGTTGTTTAGACATACCAACAAGTTCCCAACATTCAGCTTTCATTTGTTGAGCTAAGCTATATCTAGATTGTATCTCCTGCGTACGTGTAAGATCAAGAGCTGTAAATTGATTGAATGAACTAGGAGCTTTTAAGTTCTCTGGACTGTCATCAATAAATACCACACCTCTGTTTCTCGCTTCCATTTCCCATATATCAAGAGCATCTTGTGCATCTCCATCTTTAGGAATAGGAATATGTCTCAATGACATAAGTTGAACCTTACCAACTTCTTTTTCTAGAAGTTTATATAATTGGTTCATACATACATTATATATAACCTGAAAAGGTTTCATAAGATCTACTAGACTTCTAGCTTCTGTATTCTTTACCTCATAGGTTGTTCCTATAATAGGACAGTAGTTTAATAACTTGAATGGTTTGATGTGATAGATGTCTGGTCCAATTTTAGTTCCTTGATACCACTCATTAACCCATCCCCACTCTAATGATTGTTGTGTAGGTATGGTTCCTGACTTGTAGGTTTCATCAACAAGTATTGATTGCTCATTACCAAATTCATCTACATAGATAAGCTTACCTATTTTTCTTTTAGAGATCCAATAACTACGTACAACAACATACTTATAACCAAATGAACTAACATTGTTTGTTAGCCCTAAGAAGTCTTTAAGTCCATCATTGTTCTCTTTCATTTCTGATTCAATGATCATACGTGTCTGTAACACTAATGGGTCAAATGTATCATACATTACAGAGTCTTGTCCAGGAATAGCATCTGGATTACCTAAGTTTGATTCACGTACATTGATTAGTCCATAATCTTGTAGCGATGAACGTAAGTGGTCAATTTCCTCTTTCGTAAGATCTGGTATGCTTTCAATGATCTCTGAAAGCTCCATAACTTGTACTGTACCAGCAGCATAGGCTCCCTGAGCTCTACCAGTTGGATCTGATATCCATTTTCTATCAGGAGTAGTAAGAAACCAAGTGTTCTTTGGGTTGGCCACTTCGATATTGAACCCAAGTTTCGAGTTGTCTTCATATATATGGTAAAATTCTCTAGCAGAGATTAGCATGTCTCTGAATGCGTCTTCTGATTTTTCTTTTAAATTAAACTCAGCTTTCTGACATGTAAGGATGTGATTAGCCCATTTCTCAGCAACAGATGTATAGCTATCTAATTGATCCTTAACTTGTTCCATAGTCAATTGCTGTAATTGCTCATCATCAATCTCTTCACCAGCAATCGCTGCTTTCTGCATTAATTGTTGTTTAACTTGAGCTATTACATATTCTTGTAACGTATCAGTTTTGAATTGTAGTTCTTCTGCCTGACTATCATCATCAAAAGCTTTCACTCTAAATGTATCAGGACGTTTAGAGATCTCTCCTACCAACTCATTAACAGGAGTGGTAATAATAGAATACATCTTAACATAAGCAGGAAGTTCTAGATCAGATGTTAATACATCTGTAAAGCTTCTCACTTCTGGTTCTTGATAGAAATCCTCCATACGAAGAATACCTTTCATAAGATCGTAGTTCTTAACAAATGTGTCTCTATTCTTTACATACTCAGCATATGCTTTGTTGGAGAAATAGTCCATTGTGTTCTTGATCCAACTCTCATCCATCTTCTCCTTCTCTGTCTTAAACTGATCAGGGAATATATTCAGATAAGCATATCTGATAGTTGCATCTTTGGTATATCTAATTATTGCCATTTTATCTAAACAATTTACTTTTTGGTGTGTTAAACATTGTTCTGCTCTCTGTAAAGAGCGTATTCTTTTTGTTCTTAGTGAACATTGATTTGATTCTTACATCCTGTTCACCTCCTATTTTTCCCATAATGGGATCTAGTTTCATAGCAAGAGCCACAGCTAATTCTGCAGCAATGATTCTATCAAAGTTACCTTGTTCGTTATACTGGATCATCTCCTCTAATAGAACAGGGTCAAATATCTTTGACATTCCTTTTATTTCTGATATGATGTTTCCATCATCATCTTTCTCTACATGTATAGCTTCCTCTGTATACTTCTTAAGACATCCATGAAGGAAGTCTCGTATTTTATCAGAAGACCTGTGTATTCCATAATCCCTTCTAACTGTGGTGTTTGGAACAATTTCCTTTAACCACTCAGGTTGTTTCTCTAAATAATGTTGATCTCCTTTGGCTATCATGTAGTCAATAAATGAGATCTCATCATTCTCACATAGAGCTCTAGCATTATAATACTTGATGAGGTAGCGAGCTTGCTCTTCCCATGTTTCTTTCTTGTCTGGTCTAGCACAATAGCTGGCTACAAACATATCTTGATACTTCTCTCCTGCAATAGCATGCATACGTTTATATATGTACACAGATCCTAATGAGCTTGAATAGGCAGACTTTCCTTGTCTATAAGGGTCAATCCCTGCAACATAAAGTCCATAAGGAGGAGCTTCAATTGGAAACTCATATATCACTACAGGAGCATCTTTCATATCACTATTCTTCAGAGGGAAGTTTGATATAGGAAGTTTATCTGTAAACTCATGCTTAACACCATCTCCATCATCATATAAAAAAACAGGTGTACCTGTTCTTTCTTGCATCAATAGTCTGGTTTTCTGACGTTTAGCTGCTTCTATATCAAAGATGTTTGTGTCTTCGTTTAAGAATATGTCATCCACTTCTTGTGGATAGTACATCTTCTCTTTCAGATAGGCCATTCTATCACCAGCTTTCTTAAGCTTCTCTAGATTGCCATTGGTAATTTCTGTAGCCTTGTCTTCATTACTGACCATCATCTTCACTTGATATAGAGAAGATCCTTCTGGTTTTTCTAAGAAAGCACCAAGAGAAGATTCTTCCTTGGCTTCCATTCTATATTTATGTGATATAAATAACCCATGCACTCTCTTATCATCCTTTGCATTGTTGTATTCTAGGAAGTTGAAGTTTTCTACATCGAACATTAAGCTCTTTGCGTCCATGAACATCTTCATGTCTCCACCTGTACCTGTAAGTATGGGTGAACATCCCCAACCAAATGGTGTTGTAAAACCTGGTATAGCAGCTTGAAGACCACGTAAGAATGATCCTTTTCCAATCTCATCAATAATAAGTCTACGAGGTTTGGTACCTGCAATAGCCTCTTCATTGTTACCACCATCTAAGTTTCTTATAAGAATCTGAGAGAAGGGTATTCTCTCTCCTGCCTTGGTCTTAATCCCTAGGGTAACTTGGTTCTTCCAGTTATCCTCTACCCTCTGCCATCTCCAAGCTTTAGGTAGGAAGTTTAATCCCTTGTCAATCTTATCTGTAATCAGCTTAATATCAGGAGCATTCAGTCCTGCAATAATGTTCTGACTGTTCTCATCAAACGTAGCTCCTTGTCCTATATAGGATGCTTCAATAACAGACTTAGCAAAACGACGAATACCTAGTATAACTAGGCCTTTCTTTTCTTTATGTGCTCTGTCTATTTCATTTGTTACCAACCACTCATTATCTCTGAGCAGTGGATTAGCATACTTCTGGTTGATTCTACCAAACTCATCTATGGTATCCACCTCTGTATGCCATATGTTTAAATGCCAATATAGAAATGGATTGATGTATTGTCCATCCATCATACAGCCATTCATACAAAGTTCCTTATGGAAATTGAAGAATGCTTTGTACTCACTAGATGTTTCATCTGGAATACGTCCTTGATTGATAAACCAATCCTTATACTCTATATTATGTAATTGCATTATCCTCTACCTTTTAAGAATTCTTCTGCCATAGAGCCAAGCTCTGCACCACCACGTGTTTCCACCTTCTTAGCTTCCTCTTTCTCACGTAGTTTATCTACTTGCTCAAGCAATGCTAGGTAGTTCTTCATTGTCTCTTGGACAAACTTACCTTGAGCCTCAATAGAGGCAATCACCATTGGCATAGCACCACCAGCTTTGGTTTCTTTCCATTTGATTCTATCCTCTAATGTATGTAAAGGATTAGCATCAACGTAAGCTTTCCAACTCTCCAATTGAGCTTCTGCCCAATCAAGTTCTGTATTGATGTATGTGTTTCTTTTTACTGCCATTATGTAGTTGGTATTATGTTATTATTCCTCCTCTTCCTCGAACAATGTTCTCTCCAAATTCATGCCATCTTTTATTATCTCCTCTATTTCCTCTTCATCTATATGAGGAGAATCCATGTTTAATTCTAGTTCATATTTCTCTAAAGCAAAAAGAAACTCCTTATCTGTAACACCCCATATATCGTCATATCCATCCAATGCTGTAGAAATATGTCTTCCTATATTATATGTTGGATGGGCCTTGTGTAATCTCTCTAACACATGTATGATTTTTCGATAAGGGTTTTGTCTGCTCATGATGTATTATATTAAATCTTCAATGTCATCATCAGAAAGAGGAGAAGGTGGAGTTGAATCACTTGTATTGTCTATTAAAAAATCCATTCCATGATCTATTACTTCCTCTTCCTCCTCAATATCAGGAGATAAATACTCAGGCTTCACAGTAATCTTAAGAGTGTCTCTTGGTACCTCTCCTTCATTGTCCTCATTACCTGATAAATCAATAAAATCAGCCCCATTCTCAAACAGATCTGTAAGGATATCTATGAATGGTCCTAATGGTATTTTACGTAGCATCATTTTCTTCTGGCATTGGTTGTGCTACCCATTTCTTCAATGGACATTCACAAGTTAAACATTTGGTCTTAGCAGATAGCGTACATCCACAATTAGTGCAATGTGCATCCACCCTTATTGTATTATAATCCTTCTTATTAGAAGAATGCTCTTCACATGCTCCACATATAGCAAGTCTTTCATTGCTCACATGTTGAATAAAGGCTTTTTGTCTTTCCTCAGGAAGAAGGTGATTCTTCCATCCCTCAAATATCTGTCCCAGGCTCATTGATTTTTGGTTTTAATGTTTTAATATCGTTTAATATTGAGATTAGTCTCTGTTCTGTAGAATGTCTCTTCTTATCTGATAAAGAATCATCAGCTAATAGGTTCTCATATGATTGTTTTATCCTAATAAACTTATCATATTGTGTTTGAGCTTTCTTCTGGTTGAAATAAAACTTACCAAAACCAGAGATCTCTATACTATCATGTATATCAAGAGCATCATTGGCTGAATCAAACTGATGTGTGACAACAGCATCGATAGTCTTTTCAGGCACCATCATACTAATTGCCATCTTCTTGATGATCCACTCTTTCACTGACATTGATTGGGGCTTCTTCATGCACAAGTTTTATATTCAACATTAAGTCTTTCTTGAAATCTATGATAATCTTAGGATTTACCTTCACCTTACCATTCTCCTTAATAAATATACCTAGTCTCTTAAGTTTAGAAACAATATTATTGATGGTGGGTGATGTACTGTTGTAGGTTTTGCAGAACTCCTCTCTTACATTAGCATAGGTGATGTTTCCCTTGATAGCTGTAAAAGCTATGAGTTGTATTTCTCTCTCTGTGAGATGTAGATTATTTATTGTAAACAATATGCTATAATACTTCTCTGCTAACTGCATGTCAGTCTGTACAACCTTCTTAAGACTCTGTACTATCATCGTAATTTAGTTTTATTACTGACAAAGATATATAATAAAAAAACATAATCAATACATAAGAGACAAATATTTTATTCCTATGCTATATTATGAATACTTATTTAGACCTATATAGATATAAACAAACCCACCCACCCACCAAAGGTATAAACAAAAACTGGTCTGCTCCAAATTTTTTTTCCAAAATTTTTTTCCCAACTTGAATACCCATCGTGTGTATGGGGTTTGAGACCCATTCCAACAAACTACCCCACCTATTGTTTGGAAGTTGGGGGTAGCCCCCTGACTGAAATAATAATCCATAAAAAACAGAAAAAATGGAAAAAGTTTTAGATTACACAGGAGCAACAGGAGTTGCAAAAATGCGTTTCACTGACACTAACTTAGCAGGAACTGCAAGAGTTAAAGTGATATTGTTTAATGCCAAAGATGAGCCAAGAGACTGTTACCTTTCAGAACCAGTTAGTGCTGAGATAAGAAGTGGTAAACGTACTAAAGACTCAATTGCGTTCTTACAAATGGTGCTTGATGAAGAGAACTCAACTGAAGACAAACAAGTTTACAGAATACAACGTGCTCAAGGTAAGAACATTGATGTGTTCATGAAAGACTTGAACTTGAAAGAAGCACCACAAACTGTTGCGACTTTCGAAGAAGCAATTGGGTACTAACCCAATTGTTTTCTTTATATATTTATATTGTACACAACACAGAAATGTGTGTATGTATAGGTATATTGCATTATTCTCAGTAAATAAAACTTTCTACGAGGAGCGTAATAACTTTTCTTCAATGAAATGTATCATTTACTGAGAATCTTCTAATAAAATATATATTGTTAGGAGTGTAAAAGAACTAACGTGTAGACCATCACGTACTAAAAGGGTTGAAAAGACAAACAACAAACAACGTTAAACACAAATAAATATATATAGCATTATGAAACATGTTAGAATAAACAAGCTGCTTAGATATAGTGATGATCTATCAGTAGATGTAATTAGTAGTCTATTAGGAGAACAAG